GCCACAGCCTTCGCGGTGAACACAGCGTCCACACCACCTGGAGCGGTAGTGACTGTCGCCGTTGAGCCTCCGGTGAGGAGAGCCCCGTCGATCGTCATCTCGGCCACGTTGCCGTCGGACGATGGGAACGTAACGTCCCAGTCACCCGCTGCGTTGCGGACAACCGTGAGGCTCGTGATGTTCGAGAACAACTCGAGTTCTGTCTGGAGGCCGTTCACACCAAGGGTCGTTGTCCCGAGTGTGGTGGCGTCCCAAACATTGGTGCCGCCTGCGAATGTCTCCGTGGACACGACCGCGTTACCGGCTGTGCCCGCAACGATCGCTGTCGCGATGGCTGCGTCGGCTGCGAACGCTGCGAGTGTCGCCGAGGCGTTGCTCGCTACTGCGACCACGAGTGCCGCCTGCGCCGTAGCCAAGGATGCACCGATGAACACTTCGTCTGAGAGGCCGGCGTCCACATCGACGAACGTGTAGGTCGATGCCCCGATCGTCACGGTGTCGGCTGCGAGCCCTGCGACCGTGGTACCGAGCGTCGCTGCGTCGAAGATGTTGGTCCCTGTCGCGAATGTCTCGGTTGTCGCTATCGAGTCGCCGCCCGTTCCGCCAGTCTTGGCGGTAAGGATCGCTGCGTTCGCTGCGAAGTCGCCGATGGACACGGTGGCGTGGAGCGTCGTCGCATCCGCATACACCGACCCGTATCCGAGTTCACGGTTGATCGCTGCCACAAAGTTCGCCTGTGACGCTGCGACAGTGGCCCCGATGAGGATGTTGCCATCGACATTCGTGAGTACGTCCTGCCATGTGTAGACCCGCGCATCGACGGTCACGGTGTCAGGCTGTACGCCTGCTGTCGTGGTGCCCAACGTCGCTGCGTCGAACACGTTGCCTACGTCGGTGAAGGTTTCGGTCGAGACAAGTGCGTTGCCTGCCGTTCCCTTCGTCTTGGCTGTCAGCACACAGGCGTCAACTGAGAACGCGGCCGCTGAGATCGTTGGATGGATCGTCATGGCCCCGGCATAGTCGGTTCCTGGGGTGCCTGTCCTGTTGATCGCTGCAACGATGTTCAGTTTCGTTGCTGCTTCGTTTGCGCCGATCGCGATGTTTCCGTCTACGTCCGTCAGCGCCGTTTGGAGGGTGTAGACCTTGGCATCGAGTGTGAACGTGTCAGCGTCGGTGACTGGCTCTACGATGGTGAGGGTTCCTTGTGCCGCTACACCGGCCGACGGGTTGGTGTCCATCGTCAGGGTGCCTTGCGATGCTGTGAGTGCCGTGGGCTTGATGTCCATAGTCAAGGTGCCTGCGGCTGCCACCGAGTCGTTCGGGGCGTCCCAGTCGAGGAGCCCTGTTGGGCCTTGGCCTGAGAACGAGAGTGTGAACGTCCCGCCCGTATGGTTGTGCTCGACTGCTTGGATCTCGGCGATGTCGCCCGTGAGGGTCCATGTCACCTTGTAGTACGCGCCCTTGACATCGAGGCTCAGGACAACCACGGACGCGACCGTGACTGCCGGGAATACGTCAGGGGTCGCGGCTGGCCCAAAGTTGACACCATCGGGTGACCAATCGACCTTGATAGCGATCGACGCTGCTGCGCCTGATACGTCGGTGAAATCGAAGGCCAACGCGATCTTGTCGCTCGTTGCCTTGATCGCACCGGAATCCCCGGTGGCGGTTGTTACCGCGTCAAGGATCGTGAAGTTGCGGTTGCCTGTCATCTATTCATCCTCTGGTTCGGGTTCGTCGTCGGCCGCCGCTTCGACCGCTGGCTCGGACTCTACATCATCGGTCACTGTCTCGACAGGTTTCAACTGAGAACTGTACGAACTGTACGCCGGGACGGGTGCGGAACAGCCTGCGCCGGGGCACTCTGGCCGTTCCTCGTTGTTCTTGATCGGGTTGTACTGGGTGCCACACACTTCGCATGTGACTACTGGGTATCTGTTCATGGTCGCTTCCTATCTCGTTAGGACGGTTTGGGCACCGCCGCCTTCGCCTTCGATCTGTGAGAGTACCGACTGGACAGGGACGGGAGCCCCACCCTCCCCCCCTGGGGGTGGCCCACCTTGCTGCGCGAGCGCATCGGCTGGGTTCGGAATCTGCTGGGCCTGTTCGCCCAACCCGAGGGCAGCCTCGAGTTCGTCGTTGACGTTCCTGGGATTCTTGTAGACACCATACAGGGCTGCGAGCGCGGCAGGGTCTTGTGACTGGGCCCGGATGTCGAGTGCGCCCATGAGCGAGTTGAACGCACCGTCTTGGACGATCCGTTCGTTCACGAGGGAAAGGTTGTCGAGGCCGTCGAGGTTCTCTTGGACGGTGCGCCTGTCGAGGATTCCTGCTCCTTGCAACTGTAGGCCGGCAAGGATCTTCTGCGTTTCGTCGAAGGTCGCCATGGCCCCAAAGACCCGTCGGGTGCGATAGTCGCCGTCAATGTCATCGCTCGCAACATACTGCTCCTCGAATGAGTTTCCGCCTTCATACCAGTACACCCTCTTTTTCTTGTTGGGGTGCATGACATCTTCCCATTCGAGCCGTTTCCGGTCGATGAGTTCAGCGGAGTGCTTGATCGCTGTCTGGTATTCCTTGACGTTCTGGTTGCGGGATTCGCCGAGTTGCTCGATCCCTGCACCGGTCGCGAACGAGTTGGGTGACTGTCCGTCTTGGGCTACGTCGTAGCCGCCGACGATGCGGAACTGGCGTTCGAGGATGTTGACGCCTTGCCAGAGTTGGTTGAGGACTACCTCGTTCGGCTTCTCGACTCGGGTGCCTTGCTGGAAGAAGTTGATCGCGTCGCGACCCTTCTCGTACTTGGTGGAGTCCATCTCGCCGTACACGTTCGTTTCACGGAACACGGAGTCCTCAGTACCCATGAGCCCCAAGATGTTGAGGCGAGCCATCATGGACATCAGACCAAAGACGTGCTCGTATTGTGACCCGAGTCGGTCGAAACTGAACCGTTTGGTCATCACGAACGCTGGCCCGGATGATAGCGGGTTCGGGACGAACGTGAGGATCTCCTCAGTGTCCATGGACACAAGGTAGGTGCCTGACGGGTCGATGTACTCCGCGATCTCGAGTTGGGTGTTGGTGCCTTCCCAATTCGACTGGCCGAGGATGTAGATACCGGTGCGACGCTTCGAGTCGTCGATGCGACTCATGCCGGGATACTGGCGTTGCAGCCACTTGGCGTCTACGCGCCTGATCGAAACGACTTCCTCTGGTTGCTGGTTCGGGCCCCAAAATCCTGGGTACACATCGTACGGGTCACGGAGCTCGGCCACTGGGTAGGTGTGTCCGCCTTCGGTCTGTTCCTTGATCACATGGAGTACGAACCCGTAGCCGGGGAGCCACCGACCGATCTGTGGGTACTGCATCTCCATGCGGCCAAGGTCATCCCAACCGCCGACGATCCGTCCACGCTTCTCCGCTTTCTTGCGGGCCGTGTCGTTGTCCTTGATTGGGAGCATGTCGGTCTTGAGTGTCGGTGCGCGGCCGATCATCTGTGACAGTTTCTCAAGGCCGGACCACATGAGGTTCGCGGTTGGGAGGTCTACGCCGAGGTCTTTGAGGTCACCGGTCGGCCCGTTCTCGTCCCATCCCAAGATGGCTTGGACGCCTTCTTGTCCGCCGTTCATCACGGCACGGATCCTGCGTCGGTTCATCAAAGAGTGTTGGTTGCGCAACATGTCGATACGTTCGCGCAACTCGGGGTACCCAAGTGTGGGGGCTGTGTCTACTGCGAGCACTTTCTACCTTCCGGGGTACTTCGTTGACCAACTAGGTTTGCTGCCGTAACTGATTGTAGGGTACGACGATTCTTTGGCAGGGGCTATCGTATCCTGCTTCCCTTCTTGTCGCAACCACCGGATGATCCTGGGGAATGGGAACCACGATGCCATCTTCACATCGGTCTTGCCTTTGCCGCGTGATACGCCGTCAGTTGTCCACACCTTCAACTGGTTCAGGAGGACGTTCACCTTCTGGCGGGCTGGGCCCGATCCGTACGGGAGGTCGATCGTTCCGTCGTGGTAGAACGGTGCCATCGCGGAGATCCCGAGTTCGGGGTCTTGCTTGTTCTTTCCGGTGGTGTGGTTCTTGACCGTGAGCGCCAACTTGCGTATCAGCGCCGTAAGGCGCGGGTCGCGGAAAAACTCGTCCTGCTGTGAGTTGTCCTCGTAGATGAAGTCCGTGACGCCGTACTGCTCGTGCCATTGTTCCATGATGCGCAGGGCCCCAGCGAACCCTCCGGCTTCTTGTGTCTCGATGTCTACGAGGAACATGGTGCCGTTTGCAACGCCCCATAGGACTACGGCTTGGGTACCGCGGCTGGCAGGGTCGATGCCGGCGATGAGTCTGATGCCGTCGGGGAGCTCGTCGAGGCCGATACCGCGCGACGGGTTGAGGGCATGTTCGCGGATCTTCTCCATGTCGAACACGAGTCCGGTGGTTGGCCGTGGCGAGTTGAGGTACCGCATCTCGTACCGGCCCTGTGACCCGCCGAGGCGTTCCTCCTCTCGACGCTTCTCCATGAGCCACCGGTACGACCTGACATCGGGGAACAACATGCACCCTGACTCGTCGTGGCCTGCGATCGTTTCGGGGTCGAGTTTGCAACCCATCTCGTCGTGGGCGGACGAAACCATGATCTTCCACGCGAGGCCGTCCTCGTCGGGTCCGCCTTCCATGAGGGAGGCGGGGATGTCGTCCTCGTGCTGCCGTGACCCGATACCGAACCAGACAGTCTCCTCCTCTTTGCGGGTACCGAACTCGAGGAACTTGTCTTTCGAGTAGTTGCGCTGGTCAGCGTCACGGCAAGTGTCGAAGTCCTCGATGTCGTCCACGGCCAGAACATCGAAGTCCAATGAGAGGATCTTGGAGGTCCGTCCGAACGCTGTCATCGTCGCGGACTTCTGGTCGTATGCGGGGGCTTGGGTGACGGTGAACTGGAACGTCGCCCACGGCTTGCCCTCTGACCGTTCCGGTTTGTAGACCTCACCTGGGGGGAGGGTGTCGGCTATCAGATCTTCGTTGTGCTCGAGGTACGCTTTGACCTTCCCCAACATGACCTTGACAGGATGTAGAGTTTCCCGCCCGACCCGTAGGCGACGAGGATGGACCGGATCCACTCGAGGTGGAACCCCATGTTGATGACACGTTTCTTCTTGAAC